CAAGGCCCGCTATATGCGCGGCGATTTCTTTGAGTTCCTGCCAACACACAAGCTGCAATTGCTGACCAATTATAAGCCAGTGATCAAGGGGCAGGATGAAGGAATATGGCGGCGCGTCATGCTGGTGCCTTTCAAGGCCCGTTTTGGCACGCCTGACGAGGTGGCAAGCGGTGTAGCAACGTGCCTGCGGGATACCCGGATTGCCGAGCACCTGGCCGCCGAGAAGGAGGGCGTATTGGCCTGGATCGTCGCCGGTGCGGTGGATTGGTTCCGGGATGGCCTCAACCCGCCTGACGTGGTGCTGGAGGCATCGAAGAGCTACCAGACCGAGCAGGATAGGGTGCTCCAGTTCATCAACGAGGAATGTGAACTTGGCTCAGATTTTGAGGAAAAAGTAAGCACACCATTCGGCGGTGGATTGTATCCGGCCTATTCCAATTGGTGTAAAACAGGTGGGGCCCACCCGCTTGCAAAAAATCGCTTCCTTTTTGAGCTGGAAAGATGCGTGCCATTTTTTGCGCGTTTTGATAAACACGAAGCGGTCGAAGGCGCAAAACGCCGCAGGTTTGTAACTATTCGCGGATTGCGTTTGATCGGTAGCGAACTTTGATGAATGGTTTGCACCTGCTGCACCCTATAAAACACTATTTTCTATATCACTCTCCCGCGAGAAAAAAAAATATATAGAGAAATAGGAAAACTAGCGTTTCTGGAGGTGTAGAAGGTGCAGGCATTTTTTTACGGGTAAGGCCATGAGTGGACGAAATGTAGCGGTGAACGAGGCCGGTTTACGAATCGGGGAAGATCATCCGAATGCAAAACTTACGGATGCCGAGGTGGAGCTAATCCGGTCGCTGCACAAGTCGGGCATGAGCTACACCACCCTGGCCCGGAAGTTCGAGGTCAGCCGGGAGGCGATTGGCCGTATTTGCCGGTATGAGCGCCGGGGGCAAACCCCGATGAACTTTAAGAAAGTGCACATGCCGAAGGGCTGATTGGGTAGAATGAGCTGGTATGAGTAGGACGGAGTGAGCACCATGAAAACTAGAGGACGCCCCTCAATCTACACGCCGGAAGTCGCGGCATTGATTTGTGAGCGATTGGCCCAAGGCGAGTCGCTGCGCGCGATATGCCGCGATGCTGGAATGCCGCATGAGGCGACGGTGCGCGGCTGGGCGTTAGATAACGTGCAAGGTTTTTACACGCCTTACGCTCGCGCGAGATCGATTGGCCTCGATGTACTGGCCGAGGAAACCCTCGCCATATCCGATACGCCTGTTGAGGGCGTGCGCCGCGAGGAAAGCAGCGACGGCTACAAGGAAGTCCGCGAGGACATGCTGGGCCATCGCAGGTTGCAGGTTGATACCCGCAAATGGCTACTGTCCAAGCTGGCCCCGAAGAAGTACGGCGACCGCACCGCCATGGAACTGACCGGGGCTGATGGCGGCCCCGTGCAGATAACGGATACTGAGCGCGCGGCGAAGATATCGGCCATCCTTGCCAACGCCCAAGCGCGCAAGGAAGGCGATGCCTCCGACCTCGTTTGATCCTGCCCTGCTGGGCTATCTGACGCCCACAGAACTCGCCGAGCTGGATGCGCTTATCGCTGCCGATACGACGGTATGGCGCCCGCTGCCAGGCCCGCAGTCGATGGCCTACAACTCAGCGGCCGATATCATCGGCTACGGCGGCGCGGCCGGTGGCGGCAAGACCGACCTCGCGTGTGGAAAGGCCCTAACCCAGCACCAGAAGGTGCTTGTGCTACGCCGTGAAGCTACGCAACTAACCGGCATCATCGACCGATTTACCGAGCTAATCGGCAGCCGCGATGGCTACAATGGGACCGAGCGCATTTGGCGTCTGCCTGCCAAGCAGATTGAGTTCGGCAGCGCGCCAAACCTGGGCGACGAGGCGCGCTATCAAGGCCGCCCCCACGACCTGCTGGTGTTCGACGAGGCGGCCAATTTCCTTGAGTCACAGGTGCGATTCCTGCTCGGCTGGCTGCGCACCACAATGCAAGGCCAACGCTGTCAGGCGCTACTTACTTTCAACCCGCCCACCACGGCAGAAGGCCGGTGGATCGTGGATTTCTTCGCCCCCTGGCTCGATCAAAAGCACCCCAACCCGGCCGCGCCCGGCGAATTGCGGTGGTTCGCCATGCTCGATGGCGAGGAAGTCGAAGTCGCCAGTGGCGAACCATTCCGGCACGGCACCGACCTCATCAAGCCGATGAGCCGCACGTTCATCCCTTCGCGCGTCAGCGATAACCCCTACCTCGTGGGGACCGGTTACATGGCGACCCTGCAGTCCCTTCCTGAGCCGTTGCGCTCTCAGATGCTCTATGGCGACTTCCAGGCGGGCATCGAGGACGACCCGTGGCAAGTTATCCCGACAGCATGGGTGGAAGCGGCCCAAGCCAGGTGGAAGCGGCCCGATAAGCTCGCGCCAATGGACTCGCTGGGCGTGGACGTGGCGCGAGGCGGGCGCGACAGCACCATCATTGGCCGCCGCCACGGCATGTGGTTCGATGAGCCGCTGGCCTACCCCGGCAGCACGACACCCGACGGCCCGACCGTTGCGGGCCTAACGATTGCCGCGATGCGCGACCAGGCGGTGATCCACATCGACGTGATAGGCGTGGGATCGTCGCCCTATGACTTCCTGAACGATGCGGGCCAGCAGGTGGTCGGCGTAAACGTGGCCGAATCAGCTACCGGAACCGATAAGTCGGGCCGGCTGCGCTTCAAGAATCTGCGCAGCGAACTGTGGTGGCGCATGCGCGAGGCCCTGGACCCGACCAACAATACGGGAATCGCTCTGCCGCCGGATCCCCGCCTGCTTGCCGACTTGTGCGCGCCTACGTGGGAGCTGTCGGGGTCTACCCTCTACGTGGCAAGCCGGGAGCAGATAATGGACAAAATCGGGCGCTCACCCGACTACGGCAGCGCCTACGTGCTGGCCCTGCTCGACACCCCCAAGCGCCGCGCCCTCGCCCTCGCCCTGGGCGAGGGCAAACAGCGCCGGGAATATGATCCCTACGCCACTTGATCCACGGGCTTTGGAAACGAAATGACAACGCCTATCGCACAAGTCCCGGATGAAAGTGTGGAGCAGGACGCCGCCCGCTACCGCTGGTTGCGCGACCGTATGCAGGTGCTCTACAAAGCGCGGATGTCCGGCGGGGAACCCCGCGCCGCGCTGGCGATGCGCGTTGGCCATGAATTTCTGGATTGCAAAATAAACCCGGCCGCCGGGTGGACGAACCCACGGTACTTCGACGAATGCCGAGAGAAGGTGGACGCCGCAATCGATGAGGCGCTTGGCTATCTAGCGATGGACGCGGCGGGATGAAAACGTGCGCGACCTGCAACGCCAGCCAAAAGAACACGGTCGAGCGCGTGTTACGCTGCATGCGCTGCGTGGCAAAACCGAGCGGAAACAGCAACTGGCGGCCACTTGGGCATAACGCAGAGAGAAGGGGCGGAAAAGGCGCGCACTAATTTTTGCGTGTATGGCAGCGCTCGGTTTGGCTTCGGCCAGCCGGGCGCTTTTCTTTTCAGCATGGTGCACGTACCTGAAAACCCGCCGCCTACGATGCTCGCCAACCTAGGAGAAGGTGGACGTGCGCAAAACCATCGTTAGACCCTGTGCCTTCGCGGAACTGGAGAAAGAGCCGAACATCGCCGAGCTGGGGGCGGAGTACGCCGCCGAATCCACGACGGCGGAGCTCGGGCCGGCCAACCCGCAATGGCGCATGTATGAGGCCCTGGAGGCCGCCGGGGTAGCGAAATTGTTGTGCGCCTACCATGGCGAGGCTATGGTCGGATTCCTGCTGCTGCTGGTGTCGGTAGTGCCCCATTTTGGGTTGACTATCGCAACGACGGAGAGCTTTTTCGTGGCGCGCGCCGCGCGCAAGAGTGGCGCGGGCCTGATGCTGCGGCGCGAAGCGGAGCGCATGGCGCGCGACATGGGGGCCGTTGGGTTCTTCATCTCCGCGCCTATGGGTAGCCGCTTGGCGGAAGTTATGGGCAAGGCGAAAGGGTGGCGTGAAACAAACCGGGTTTTCTTTCGGGAG